AGCGCGTGAATATTTAAATATGGCAAAAATTGATGGCGGGGATGTGTTAAAGACTGAACCCGATAAATTTGAGCCTGTATCTGGATCTAGCGCACAGGATACTGGTGGTGGCGGCGGCGGTCAATCACGCCGTGCGAATATTGGCACAACATGACAAGTGAAAATAAAATACTTGACAAACTGGCTTCCCAAATAAGGAAGTCAAATGTTAAACTGCCGAAAAGCAAAAAGCCCCACAAGATAACAGACGATAATCAATCTATTAACAATGGGGTGATACATGAAAGATATTCAGTTTGTTTGCGAAGCCCAATTAAAGATTGCGGAACAAGCAAATGAATCGTCCGCTCCCAGCGGATTGATGGAAGCCCGGGTTACGACTTGGGGTGCGCGTGAAGGCGCAGACGGACGCAAATTTAACTATCAGCCCTCTGGTTTTGAGTCTTGGGCTAAAGAATTTGAGGCTTCTGGTAAGCCGTTGCCAATGTTCCTAAATCACAACGATATGGGAATGCCTGTTGGTCAGTGGACAGAATTCAACTTTGACGAAACCGGAATGACCGCAAAAGGTCAGTTATTTCTAAATACCGTTGCCGGTAACGATGTGTATACAGTCCTAAAAGAATCGCCCAATTTATTTGGTGGCGTTTCTGTTGGTGCTTATGCTGAAGAATATCAGTGGGTAAAAGAAGATGGTTCCCCAATGACTATAGGATCGGACGACCCATATGAAGACGGATATTTTCAAATTACCAAAGGCGGCTTACGCGAAGTTTCGGTCGTTATGTACCCGAATAATCCGCAAGCTGAAGTAATGAAATTAGAAGCGTTTGATGCCGAAGGCAATCCAAACGTTCGCGTGATCGAAAAGGTCTTGCGTGAAGCAGGGCTTTCCCGAAAAGATGCAACCACCGCATCTTCGATTCTGAAACGCATCATTAATGAGAGCCGAACAATTGCACCAAGCGACTTGGATGTAAAAGAAACGGTAACCATTGTTGCTGCAAATCAGGAAACCCCAAGTTCGAGCGATTCGGATGCGGTGGATCAGGAAGCCCAACTACTTCGCGCATTAGAATTGCGTGAGTTAGAGAAGGCAATCTCTAAACGTCTGATTAAGGAATAATCATGGACAAAATCATTGAAAAGTTGGACGCAATCGAGCAGGCTAACCAAGCCAAGATTGCTGAAGCTGTTGAAGCCGTAAAATCTGAAGTTGCTGAGAAGCTTGCCGCTTTGGAAGCTAAAGTTGCAGAAGTTAAAGCTCCTGCAATCATCCAAGCACCTGCTAAGACCATCAAGTCTGAAGTAAACAAGATGGTTCGCTCGCAGCTTAAAGAGTTTGTTGGTTCGTCCAGCAAGCTTGAGAAAGAAATCAAGCTGTTTGAATCCGGTGACCAGTACGATGCATACATGAAAGAAGCTTCGGCTCTTACAGGTTCGGGCGCTAACGTTGGTGGTCGTACTGCTTACGATCCTGTGTTCCACGTTATGCGTTTGGCTAACCCGATGCGCGGTCTGTCACGCAACGTTTCCACTGATGGCGCAACATATCAGTTCCGCGCAAAAGTGGGCAACACGGGACCAGCTTGGGGCTACAGCATCCAGAACAACGGTTCTGCAACCACTGTTGATACCAACATTTGGCAATTGACGCTGCAAGATCTGAACGTTCAGTTCCCGATCCGTACGGCTGCTCTTGATGACATCGATGGTTTGGAAGCTAACGTTGTTGACGATATGCTCGTTGAGTTCTCGCAAGCTGAAGGCGCTTCGATGATTCAGAACAACGATCAGTCTGGCTCTACTACCACGACAACTGGTGGCACGAACGGTCTGCGCGGTCTTGATTTCTACCCCGGTGCAAACTCTGTTTACGCTGGTGGCACAACTTCTGCCTACGCATTCGGTTCTTCGGGTACTGGCGCATCCGCTGGCTTGCACAGCCTTGCAACGTATGACCAGTTGACTACGAACGCTGCTGGTTCAACAAACGAAGTAGTGTTTGCTGACATCATCAACTTCATCCACGCTCTGCCACAGCAGTACTGGGGTCCAAACAACCGCTTTATGATCAGCCCATCGATGTTGGCTGCTATTCGCGGTCTTGTTGATGACAACGGTACGCCTGTATTTGAGCGTATGTCTCCGTTGGTTTATGACGGCATCGTTGGTCGCTTGCTTGGCTACGATGTGGTTGTGAACGCTTACGTTGACAGCCCAATCGCTGCTGGTGTTTCGCCCGGAACGGTTTCCAAGTACCCAATGTACTTCGGTGACTTTACCCGTGGTCACACCATCGTTGATCGCTTGAATATGGTTCTGCGCCGCTACGACCAAACAGCCCCCGGCTTCATCACCTTCTACGGTGAGAAGCGTCTGGCTTGCTCGGTTGTTGATCCCGCAGCTATCGTTCGCTATCGCTCAACTGCAACTGGTGCTTAATAGATTGGGGGGCGCAAGCCCCCCTTTCTTGATTAATAGTCAAAAAGGAATTTGTTAAATGGACAATAGCGCAATCATCAAGGGCATTAAAGAAGCCCTAGTAGAGGGTCAATCAACCGTTAACCTGCGCGAAGCAAGTGCGCTGACCGGATCGGGTTCTGGTGTCGGTGGTCGTGTCATTTATGACGATGCCTTTGCTGCGTTGCGTATGTCAAACCCGCTTCGTCCTGTTAGCCGCGTCATTCAGACGATTGGCTCGGATCAAGCTTTTGTGGTCAAAACTGGTAACAGTTCTGACACGACTAACCCTTGGGGTTACGGAATTAATACAAACGAAGGATCGCCCAATCAGGCAACTTCGTTTTGGCAGCTTCCTGTTCGCTCAGTGAACGCTGTCTTGCCGGTCCGCACTGCGGTTCTGGCTGACATCGACAATCTGGAAGAAACCATTGCTATGGATTTGGCTCTTGAGTTTGCTCAGAACGAAGCAAATTCTATGATGCTGAATAACGATCAGTCGGGAACGACTACAACGTCCTACGGTGGCACTTCTGGCTTGCGCGGTCTGAACTCTTACCCCGGATCGACATCTGCGGCAGCGTTCGGCACAAACGGCTCGGCTATTACCAACGGCATCCACACTGTTCTACAGGTCGCACAAACGTCCGCCAGCGCCGTGTCATATGATGACCTAGCCAACCTTATGGCAGCCTTGCCAGCCCAGTATCTGTACAGCCCTGACACCTGCTGGATGATGCACCCAACCACAATTGGCGCAATCCGCAAGCTCAAGGCAGCTTCAAGCAACGTTATTAACTTTGTTGAAGTCGGTGATGACGATGGCGGCGCAGCAGTCTACATCTTCGGTCATAGGGTTTGCCCTAACCCGTATATGGACGTTGCCGGTGTTGGCAAGTACCCGGTTTACCTAGCCAACTGGAAGCGTTTCCTTACAATTGCTGACAGTGAAGAAATGAGCATCAAGCGGTTTGATCAGACTGCCCCCGGCTTTGTTTATATGTTTGCCGAGAAGCGCGTTTGCTCATCAATCCTTGACGTATTTGCAGGTGTCCGTTTGGTTGGCGTGTAAATAGTTGTCGTCAAAAAAACTTTTTAAATTGACTATGGGGAGTTTGGCAAATTATGGCGATTGAGAATCTTACGCTTGCGCCATACTACTCAGGCACTCGCAACCCGTTCAACTACCAAAAAGTTGAGCAGGTTAACCGCGACATTGTTACGCAATGGTTAACTGCCGAAGAAATAACTCAGCAGATCAACCTTTTTGATGACGAAAGCCAAGACGCTTACATTACAAGTCTTGGTCTTGCGGTTCGTTTTGCCATTGAAGACTACCTTGGGCTTGCCATTGTAGATACTCAGTATCGCTGCTATTACGGCGATCCGGGACTAAATGGAACGGCAATTTATTTGGATTTGCCTGAAGTAACCAATGGACCAAACGGAACAATAATTGATCAGGTTAGCTATTGGACCGGCGCAAACACATCGGTAAAGCAAACGCTTGGGTCATCTAATTATTACTATGATCCAACCGGCAACCGTGTTGTTGTAGCGTCTGGAATGCCCAGCCCGCTGGCTCAAAACATAGCCAATCCAGTTGAGGTATTGTTTACAGTTGGAGCAAGTGAAGTTGGCAGCTATCCGGTGGTAAAACAAGCTGGATTGTTAATGCTGGCGCATTTGTACAACAACCGTTCTGATTCAACCGCAGAGAAGCTTCGCAAAATTCCGTTTGGCGTTGAAGCGTTGCTTCGTCCTTACAAAACTCTGGTGATGTAATGGTAAAACGTTATGAAAACGTTGATATCAAAACAGTTACCAATTCGGTGAACACAATTGGTGAACAAACTACAACTGTTACTAAATGGTTTGCAACCAGAGCATCTGTCTCTAGCGTGGCTAACAATCTTAGGATTTCTGACCGTTATCGCGCTTATTCTGATTTGGTGCATTTTACGTTTAATTACACACCAAACATGAAAACAATTGTTAACGATCAATACAAGTACTCAATGTATTGGCGTGGAAACGATTGGCGTATTGAAAGCTGCCGCGAGCATGATGATCGGCAGTTTGTTACGTTTACTTGTTATCGCAACGATCCGGTGGCTCCAGTATGAGCGTTCAGCAGAACCCAGTTAAATATGCGGAAGCTATTCAGGCTCAGTTGGTGTCTGTACTTTCTCCTGTGCCGGTTTACGCAATGTTTAACCGTAACTTTGCCAAAGAATCGAAGTTTGTTACATGGCAGTTGCGGAACGTCCACCAAGAAGTTTTTACCGGTCAGACGCAGTCCAATAAAAGTATTGACCGCCCTGTATACCAGATGAGCGTTTTCGCTCAAGCCATGACAGATGCTTTTAATTTATCCAATACGATATTACAATCTCTGCATGGATATACTGGTTTTTATGGTGGATCTGGCGGTATTTGGGTTGCTAAGTCTGATGTATTTTGGCTTTACAACACTTACGACAATGAACTAGGGCTAAATCAAATTATTCTTGATTGCACCCTTGATATACCTACATAACAAGATCTTGTTAACTCTTTAAGAAGGAAATCAAAATGGCTCTTATTAACAAAGTTCTTCCGGGTTATGTAGCAACCCTGTGGTGTCAGGATGACGCAACGCCAACTCCTTTGACGGATGCACAACTTTCAACTTGGACTGGTCAGGTTGCCGATATCATTGGTACGGCTGCTGGCGGTACTGGAACTGCTGGTATCCAAATCCCAGTTGAAGCTATCCCTTCATTTGGTGCTGATGACGCATTTGCTGCTTACTCTGTGGCTGGTGCTCGCACTGGCGCAAAGATCACGACCCAGAACCAAGTTACCTCGCTGACCATTACGGCAGCTTGGAACCCTGCTGATACAGCTCAATTGCTAGTTCGCGCAGACGGTTACAACGGCACGACTATCCGTACTTATGTTATCGCTGTTTATGACGGTGCTGACACTGTTGCTTACGCTTTCAATGCTCGCGTTGGTGGCTTGCAATGGGATCTGTCGCCAAGTGCAGAAGGCAAGTTCATCTTTACTCTGCATCCTATCGGCGGAAACTCATACGGCTGGTCTAATGACACTTAATTAAAGGAGCCCCCGAAAGGGGGCTTTTAACAATATATGACAACACCAAACAACTCAGAAGCCCTAATTAATTATTTGGTAAGCCAATCCAACTCTGGATCTAAAAATTGGTTTGGCTTTCAGCAACAACGAGTTGCTGGGATTCATATTGCCTATGAAATTGCCAAACATCACGCAGACAAAATGTCGCCAGAAGAAGTTGCGGATTACGCACTTCGTTTGAATAACGCCATTTACGCAAAATTAATTAAGGGTGAATAACATGACAAAACTATCTTCAGCTTTTAACCTAAAAGACAGCATCCGCATCAAATCATTTGAGCTGGGCGGTCATACATTCAAAGTCAAGGTTCCGCTTAATAAAGACCTTGAGGAAATCATCAAACGCATTACAGACATTCCGCAAGAGATTGTTGCTGCGCGGCTAAAGAAGATGACAGATGCGTTAACCGACTCTGTTATTGATGGCGTTGAAATCAAAGATGACGATGTAATTGTTGACGGAAGATCAACAAAGGAAACAGTTATTTCGGTGATTCAAATGGAGCGTAGAATCACTGAGTACATGAAATTGCTTGTGCCTGAGAACGGTTCAATAGATGATATTACCTACGAAGAGATTGATGAAGTTTTCCCTCTTCAAGTGCAGCTAGAAATTATTGAAAAGATTACAGAAGCAATTCAACCCGGTTATAAAGATGCTAGAAAAAACTAATTAGGGACATTCACAGCCAAGCCCGAGCTTATGTTTGGGCTCATGGTGGATGTCCCGACAACATACCTTCGGACGATATGCGACACATAGAGATAATGCTAAACGATGGAATGTTGGGACCGAAAGCATCCCTGCTGGCATTGTCTGCTCTAACGACAGGTAATCTAAACTCCAAGCTTAAAAAAGAAGCTACGCCATACAAGATGGCAGACGTTTTGCCGTCTACTCACGAATACATTTTGCCGCCACCAACGCCGGAAGAAGCTGCAAGACAAGCTCAACGTGCATTGCTTGCGTTTGCTCAAGCCAAGCCGGGATCTCCTGAAAAGCTTAATAGGATGTCTGAAAATGGCTGACAAGATTAAATTTGAATTAGAGGGATTTGCTGAGTTTGAAAAGCAACTATTAGATCTTGCTGAGGGTTATCGGTCTGATTTAGTTGCGCGTAACACTTTGGTAAAAGCCACTAAAAGAGCATTAGTTCCGGTCTGGGAAACAGCATCTGTTATGGCTCCTTATGACGTTAACAGAAAAAGCGATTATGACTCGGAAGGAAACAAAAAACCCCATTTGCGTGAAACAGTTCGCATAGACGCAAGAATTCCTTATGAGACAGACAAAATGTCCGAGTTTGTTATGGATACAGATGCTGTTATTGGAATGGTTTCTGTAAAAAAATCTGCGGTTTCTCTTTCCCAAGAGTTTGGAAACGCCACAACTGTTGCTCAACCGTATTTGCGCCCTGCTTTGGAAAGCAATATACCCAAAGTGTTGGCTATATTAAAATCTGAGTTATCTAACATTATTCCGGCGTATGCAAAAAGCTTACGCAGAAGAGGAATTAAATAATGGCTGGTCAAAATGTAGCCCGTCTTGGAGTAGTTCTTGGTTTAGACTTTGCCGAGTTTCAAAAAGGCATTGACGAAGCTGTTGCTGCAACTTCAAAGCTTAAGAAAGAAATTAGAAGCGACTCAATGGCGGCAGCTAAAGAGTTAAAAGCTTTGATGTATGCAACCGAAGATTACGGCAAAACATTAACAAAAGTAGAACAAATTGAACGGGAAATATCTTCTGGGAGGTTTCAAAAGGCTTCGGATGAATTAAAAGCAAGTCTTCGCCAACAAGCTGCTGCTTATGATGCTGTTGCGGCTTCCGCAATGAAAGCCAAGGGTGCTCAAATGGGTATGCTTGGCGCACAAGGGGCTGATGGAAAATTAAATGCCCAGCAACTATCTGCGCTTAGTTATCAGACTACCGACATTATTACTGGCTTGGCTGGCGGTCAAAACCCATTGATGGTTTTGATTCAGCAAGGTGGTCAGTTGCGCGATCAGTTTGGTGGCGTAACAAATGTATTCAAAGCTTTTGCATCTGTATTGACCCCAATGAGATTGATTCTTGGCGGCTTGACAGGTGTTGTTGCTGGTCTTGGGTATGCAGCATATAGAGGTTCAGAAGATTTTAAAGAACTTCGCAATGCTTTAGCTCTTACAAACAATGTTGCCGGATTGACGTTTGGCTCAATTAAACAATTAACAACTGAGTTGTCTGACAATTTAAACGTCAGCATTTCCAACTCAAAAGATATATTTCTTGAGTTAATTCGTTCTGGTAAGTTTTCTGCTGAATCTATGAGTTCAGTAGCAGAAGTTATTGCTAGAGTTTCAAGGATTTCTGGTGAAGCTGCTGACGTTGTAGCAAAAGACCTTATTTCGTCTTTTAACGGTTCTGCTGCATCTGCAAAAAGCCTTAACGATAGATTTAACTTTCTTACCGAAGCTCAATACCGTCAAATTGAAGTTTTGGAGCTTGCTGGAAATAAACAGGCAGCAATTCAATTAACCGCTGACGCGCTAAACAAAAGCTTAGAAAAGCAAGCAAAAGATCTTGAGATTGCTGAAGGTTGGTGGAGAAAAACCACTCGCGCAATTTCAGACATGGTTGAAAAAATCAAAGAAATTGGCGCACCAGAAACTGACGAAGAAAAATTATTAAGTGCAGCGCAGCGTATTGAGTTTTTGGCTAGTAAATACGACAAAACAGGAAACGAGAAAACACGCCAAAGACTTGAGTTAGCAAAACAAGAATATCTTGGCATTGCCAAAGATATGATGGATAAGCGTCAACAGCTAGAAGCTGACGCTGCTCAAAAGCAAAAAAACAAACAAGCAATTGATGATGAAGCTGCCGCAGGCGGTGAAAAGAAACGCCAAGAACTTATTGCTGCAACGCGCAAAACTTATGCTGATCTTGAGTTTCAGCGCAGAGTTGCCGGTGCTACTGAGTTTCAGCGTATTGAATTAGAAGGCGAAAAGAAAAAGCAAGAAGCCGTTAATGATTATATTCGCCAAAATGAATTAACTCGCGGCAAAATGAAAGTTGAACTGGCAGAACAATTAAATGCCAAAGTTGCCGCTATCGAATACGAAACCCAACAAAAGATCCTTGAAGTATCCCGGCAGGCTGCGGAAGAGGTTCGCAAAGAACAGCAAAACCGTGCTGATGGAATTGCTACTGAGCGTGAAAAGCTGCAAATCTATGAGGACAATTTGTTAATCAGTAAAGCTGATTATCAGATTGCGTTAAACCGCTTAAAGGCAGAACAAGAAATTGCCAAGATAATGGCAAACAGCAAACTTACGCCGCAAGCTAAAGAAGAAGCCATTGCCCGTGAGCGAGAAATGCAACGACAGGCTGATGATGTTGCTCGCCTTGGTGAGCGCCTTGAGCATTTGCGCGATGTTAACAATGCTGTGTTTAGAAACATGGAAAACGCGGTTACGCAGTTTGTTCAGACTGGCAAGTTTGCATTTAAAGATTTTGCCGGTTCTGTCATTAGAGACATTCTTGCTATTTATATGAAGTCTCAATTGTTGCAAATGTTTAATATTGGCAAATCAGCATTAGGTGGACTGTTTGGCGGCTCATCAAATGTTGGCGGTAGTTACATGGGTCCAGCCGTTTCTACCGTGGGCTTTGCTGCTGACGGTGGTTTTATTGACGGCCCAACTATTGTTGGTGAGCAAGGGCCAGAATTGTTTATTCCGCGCACGGCTGGAACCGTAGTTCCTAATCAGCAAATGAACAATTTTCAGCAGCAACCGCAAATTGTGTACAACGGCCCATACATTCAAAATATGTCGGCTATTGATACTCAATCTGCAACTCAGTTTCTTGCGCGAAACAAAGAAGCCGTTTATTCCGCAAACCTTTCTGCCAGCCGGTCTTTACCCGTAAGTAGGTGATTAAATGAGTTTGAATCAAATATTAGCGGTTAGCGAATCGGTTGAAATTAATGATCAACGATTTATTGGTCAAAACATTAGCCGAAATCAACGTATCACAACTAGTGAGCAATTAACTGTTGTGCCGTTTCAGTTTACGTTAAAGCCAATGAATTATTTACTGTATTCTGAAAATCGTGATTTGCTTGCTACGTTGCGTTATTACGATAGAGCATTAACTCAATATCTTAATTTTGGTGCTACTGGCTGGAAAAGTTATATCAAATATCAAGGTGCAATGTCTGCAAGTCAGGTTGCAGCTTGTCAATGGCAAACAAGTTCAGCAAACAAAACTCTTGTTCTTGGCTCATTGCCAGCTATAAGTTCGTCAGCTTTTATTGTTAAAGCTGGTGATTTTTGTCAGGTTGGCCTTTATACATATATTGCAACTCAAGATGTTGTTAGAGGCGCTTCTTCTACAGTAAACATTCCTGTTCATAGAAACCTTATTGAAGCTGTTACTGCTCCATTAAATGCAGTTATTGGAGAGTATGGAACAACCGTTAGCATGGGTGGCTCATCTTATACTGGGGTTACATTTCCGGTAATTTTGCGTGATTATCCAATCTACCAATTAATGCCAATGAAAGACGATTCTTTTATTGCTTGGTCAGGCGCATTTAAAGCTTTTGAGGCGGTGGAACAATGAACGTCATAGCGCCAGTAGATAATACAAATAATATTCGTTACGCAGATTTTGTGCGTGTTACAACTCGCAGAAAAACAAATGCGGGAAGTTTTGTTGTTGGTCAGCAATATACAATTTTCTTTTCTGGCAATACAGATTGGATTTCTATTGGTGCTTCATCTAATGCGGTTGGAACCGTATTTACAGCTATTGCCGCTGGAACAGGAACTGGCGTTGCAACCCAAGAGTTGATTTACAGATTTAGTACAGCGCCAGCACCATTGACAATACCTGCGGTTGATAGTCAGCCATTTTCAGGAATGGGTCAGCTTATTCAAATTGGAGAAGCTGTCAGAGACATAAAAAGCACCGCAAATGAAACATCTTTTACCCTTGTTGGAATTGATACGTCATTGCTTGGTTGGGTTCTTAGCCAAGACATCAAAGGATCAAAAATAGAAGCTTGGCATGGGTTTTTTGATGTAAATGGCGCACTTATTACAACCGGTGGTACTGGCGGTCTTTATAGATTTTTTACTGGATATATAAATTCATTTGCTATTTCAGAACAATGGATGGAAGAAGTTCGCTCATACATTGGGGTTGTAACGGTTAACGCATCGTCAATTCAGCTTATTTTGCAAAATAGGTTTGCTGGCAGATATACAAATGACAATTCATGGCAATTTTTTAACCCGGGCGATACAAGCATGAACCGTGTATCGTTTATTTCCACAATCAATTATCAATTTGGAAAGTCAACATGATAAGACAAGCAACAAAATACGATAAAACACAAATTATAGAAATGATGAAAAGCTTTCGCGAAGAAAGCAAAATAGAACAGTTAAAACAGTTAGACAATGAGCCGTATTGGAATCAGCTATTAGATAGTATTTTTGCTGGTCAAGGTGTTGTGTTTATTAAAGACAATGTTGGCTTAATTATGGGTGTTGTAATGCCAACAATTTGGTGCAACAAAACATTTGTTATGCATGAGTTTGCAT